CAAAAGAACTTGGTGCAACAGATTTAATGGATAAAGCCGATACACTTGAAGAATCAGCATCAAGTCTTGCTTCGGGCTGGGGCGATGTTGCGGTAAGACTTGAGTCTTTAGCAAAAGAAATTTAATAAGTACAACAATCAATAATTAAATAAATAGAAAGATGGCTACATCAATCACAACTACATATGCTGGAGAGTTTGCAGGAAAATACATCTCTGCTGCATTGTTATCAGCCGACACTATTGAAGGTGGCGGTATTACTGTAAAACCAAATGTTAAGTACAAAGAGGTAATGAAAACTCTTTCTACTAACGCATTGGTAAAAGACGCTGCGTGTGACTTCGCTGACCAAAGCACAGTTACTCTTGCAGAGCGTATCCTACAACCAGAAGAGTTCCAAGTGAACCTTGAGTTATGTAAGAAAGATTTCCACAACGATTGGGAAGCAATCCAAATGGGTTACTCGGCTTTTGATAGCCTTCCTCCTTCATTCGCTGATTTCTTAATCGGTCACATTGCTGCTAAAGTAGCACAGAAGACTGAAGAGACTATCTGGACGGGTGTAACTGCTAACGCAGGTGAGTTTGACGGCTTTGCTACTTTGTTGGCTGCTGATGCAACAGTTATTGATGTAGTAGGTACTACAGTTACTGCTGCTAATGTAATTGACGAGTTGGGTAAGGTAGTTGATGCTATCCCTACTTCAGTATACGGAAAAGAAGACTTATATATCTATGTATCTCAATCTATCGCTCGTGCTTATGTTCGTGCATTAGGTGGATTCGGTGCTTCTGGTCTTGGTGCTAATGGTGTGAACAACGCTGGTACTACTTGGTTCAATGGTGGTGACCTTGCTTTTGATGGTGTTAAGTTGTTCGTATGTTCTGGTATGGCAGACAACGATATGGTAGCTGCTCAAAAGAGCAACTTGTTCTTCGGTACAGGTTTGTTGGCTGACCACAACGAGGTGAAGCTAATTGATATGGCTGACCTTGATGGTTCACAAAATGTTCGTGTTGTAATGCGCTTTACTTCTGCAGTACAATACGGAATCGGTGCTGACATCGTATACTACACATAAGAAGTAGTTTAGTTAATAATTGAAGGGGCAGGTAGGCATATGCTTGTCTGCCCTTTTTTAATAAAAAAAATAAAAGAAAATTATGGCTTGTGATTTAACAAAAGGTCGTGCGCTCCCTTGCCGTGAGTCTGTAGGTGGTATTAAAGCCGTTTACTTTGTAGACTTCGGTGATTTAGGTACGATTTCTTTAACCTCCGATGAGGTTACTGATATGACAGGAACATTCTCTGCTTACAAGTATGAGTTGAAAGGCACATCTTCAGTAGAGCAAACTATTAACGCTTCTCGTGAGAACGGAACAGTATTCTTTGACCAAGCGGTTAGCCTTTCTTTACCTCAATTGAGCAAGGAGGATAACAACGAGTTGAAGTTATTGGCTTACGGCAGACCTCACATTGTTGTAGAGGACTACAACGGCAATGCTTACTTGGTAGGTCGTGAGAACGGAGCAGATGTAACGGGTGGTACTATTGCCTCTGGAGCAGCTATGGGAGATATGAGTGGTTACACTCTTACCTTCAATGCTATGGAGCGTACTGCTGCTAACTTCATTGCAGGAGCAACTGATGGCAACCCATTTGCAGGGATGACTTCAGCTACAGATACTATTGTACTCTCGTAATAAAGTAGTATATTAGCAACAGCACTTGACATAGGTGTTTTGGTTTGGTTAGGGCGGCTCTTTGGGGTTGCCCTTTCTTTTTTTATAACACTTATACCTATTGATGGTTAACTTATTATGCATATAGTAACCACAACGGATAGAAAGATATACTTTGTTCCCAGAGCTATTGAGACAAGTGTGTCTATTAAGATTACAGATGAAGAGACCAATGTCTCTACTACAGAGTCTTTAACGGCTACGCAAGAGGCGAACTACTTGCACATCACACCCTCATATATATTTACAGAGGGTAAATACTACACGATAAGAATCACAGGTACTAACGAGATATATAGAGGTAAGGTATATTGTACTGACCAAACAAATCTTGAGAAGTTTTCTGTAAACAATGGTGAGTTCACCTATTACGAGGACACCGATAACGATAATCAATACATTTACCGATGAGCAATATACGCATCGTAAACTTGGCATCACATACTACGCCCCAAGTGGTTGAAGACAACCGTAAGGAGTGGGTAGCTTATGGAGATGACAACAACTACTTCCAATACCTTATAGACAGGTACAATGGTAGTGCTACAAACAACGCTATTATCAATGGTATGACGGAGCTTATCTACGGAAAGGGTCTGTATGCTACTGATGCTTCTCGTAAGCCCGATGAGTACGCTATGATGAAGAGTCTATTTTCTCGTACTTGTATGAGGAAGGTGACCTTTGATTTGAAGGCTATGGGTCAAGCGGCATTCCAAGTCATCTACAATAAGGATAAGACGAAGGTTGTACAAGTAGAGCATATGCCTATTGAGACCTTGCGCTTTGAGAAGATGAACGATGACGGAGAGGTTACAGGATACTACTACTCCAAAGATTGGACAAAGATTCGTAAGAAGGGCTTTGAGCCTGTACGCATCCCTGCGTTTGGATATGGAGAGAAAGGTGAAGGGTTAGAGATTTATTGTATTAAGCCTTATCGTAGTGGATTCTACTACTACTCACCTGTAGACTATCAAGGTGGATTGCCTTATGCGGAGTTAGAAGAGGAGGTAGCAAACTACCACATCAACAACATTAAGAACGGATTGTCTCCGTCAATGCTTATCAACTTCAACAATGGTGTACCTACGGAGGAGGAGCGTGAGTTGATAGAGAGACGAATCATACAGAAGTTTAGCGGTTCATCTAACTCTGGTAAGTTCATCTTGGCGTTTAACGACAACAAGGAGATGGCTGCAAGTATTGAGCCAGTACAATTAAGTGATGCAAGTGAGCAGTACCAATTCTTGGCAGACGAGAGTATGCGTAAGTTGATGGTAGCCCATAGAGTTACCTCACCTATGTTGATGGGTATTAAGGACAACACGGGATTAGGTAACAATGCTGACGAGTTGAAGACGGCAAGTCTCTTATTCCACAACACAGTTGTACGCCCTATCCAAGAGTTGATATTGGATGCTATTGACGATATTATGGCAGTCAATGGTGCTTCACTCAATGTGTTCTTCAAGACCTTACAACCTTTGGAGTTGCAAGGTGATATGGTAGAAGAGGAAAAAGAAGAATTAAGCAAGGTAGAGTTGGGGGACGATAGCCGCCCTTTTCTTGATGACGAGTTAGCCCACGAGATGTTAGATGCATTGGCTGACTTGGGGGAGGAAGAGCCTTCCGATGAGTGGGAACTCGTAGATGCTGAAGAAGTAGGAGATGAAGAACCCGAAGACTTTGATGTTGAGGGCTATTTAAACGGGCTTGTAAGCCTCTCTGCTACGCAAGATAGTACACAAGACACGGAACGCTATAAAGTGCGTTACAAGTACTCTAAAGGCACTTCAAAGACACCTATGGGTCAAAGCAGAACCTTCTGCAAGACTATGATGTCTAAAAAGATGTTATACCGCAAGGAAGACATTGGGCAGATGAGTGCAAGAGGTGTGAACAAATCTTTTGGACACAAGGGTAGAAACTACTCTCTGTTTAAGTACAAGGGCGGTGTAAACTGCTACCATAGATGGGAGCGTAGAATCTACAAGAAACGATTAAAGAAAGACGGAACTGAATGGGGTGGTAACGCTCTACAAGGGACAAAGTTTGTAAATGTAAACCAAGCGGTAAGAGAAGGATTTAAGATGCCAAAGAACCCTAAAGAAGTGGCTCAAGCTCCTATTGATATGCCGAGACAAGGGCATCACCCTAATTACGGAAAATAATGGCAAAGGTATTATTCATAAAGAGAGACGATTTAGTACGCAATAGCGTAATCTCTGGAAATGTAGATAGCGATAAGTTCTTGCAATTCATAGAGATTGCACAGGAGATACACATCCAAAACTATCTTGGTACAAAGTTGTACGATAAGTTGCGTAATGACATTATTGCAGACTCGTTACCTGTAAACTACGCTACTTTGTTAGACGATTATGTGCAGCCTATGTTGATTCATTGGGCTATGGTAGAATACTTACCTCACGCAGCCTATACGATAGGTAATGGAGGTGCTTACAAGCACACGGCAGAGAACAGTATAGCTATGGAGAAGGATGAGGTAGACTTCTTAACGAATAAACATAGAGATATTGCTGAACACTACACTCGTAGGTTTATTGACTTTATGTCTTTCAACCAGAACACATACCCAGAATACTATACCAATAATAATGATGACATCAACCCAGACACTGTCTCTTATACACATCTGACGCTGCCGACGATCTACTCTGTGTA